CCGCCGCTTCTTTTTTCGCTTTCGTTGTCATCGTTTTGCTCCTGAAAAGAAAAAACCCGCTGCTGCGGGCCTGGGGGATTACGTGCTTTTTACGCTGTGCGACCGTGGTCGCACAGCGTGCAGGACCGGTTAAAACAGCACTTTTGTCCCGAGTACAAGACCTTCCGGATGACGGAAGCCGATATCGTGCTCAGTCACCACACGGATCAATGACTGGTTACGGGAGAACGCGGAAACCATATTGCCGTCCCCGTCCTGGTAGGCGGCTTGCTGAGAGAATGCCACTTTCATGCTGCCGTCTTCACCGATAACCACATCATTGAAGTCAGCGAAGTAAATTTCTGACTCTTTGCCGGTGTCACCGAGGTTTGCCGGGATAGCGCTGGTGCGCTGAACCGGATATCCCTTCAGCAGCCCCAGGGCCATTTCCGGGTAAACCTTGTTGCCGTTACCGTCGCGCAGCCCGAACAGTTTCATGTAGGTCCGGTTCGACATGCCCCAGCCGCAGCTGATCATGTTGCTGTTCCCGTCCATAGCCATCAGGATGATGTCATCCAGGTATGCATCAATAGAATTCAGGGATAAATCTGCGCCAGCCCATTGTTTAAGGCGATTCCACTCCGTTGCACGCGCTTTCATACCGATCGGCGTATCACCGGTACCATCATCACGCAGAAAAGCTTTATCTTCGCGAACAGAAATCGCCGTCAGAATATCCTGCAATACCAGTTGTTCAACGTTAAAACCTGCGCGGCCAATGAGCTGATTTGAGATGGGCACCATCGCAATCATGGTTTTCGCAGTGAGTTTCACATCGTCAAAGCGCGCTTCTGATGTTTTCGCATCCTTACCTTCCCCGGTATAGTTCGCCGTCGCTCCACCGGCCAGACGCGGCAGCGCCATATTGCCGTTCGGCAGCGGAATGGAGCGCGCGCCCAGCTTACGAACGATGGTACGATCGCGCAGTAGCTCAATCACTTCGCTGTGAAGGTTTTGCGGAATAAGAACGCCGCCTGACGCAGCGGCAGTGCTGATGGCCATCGAGACAGACGGGTCATTCAGTTCTTCCGCCGCAAATTTTGCAGCCTCCTGGATGTTACCCTCCGCTGCTGCAATCGACATCACCAGACGGGTCATGCCTGCCCCGGTATATTGCTTTGGCTCCGCCTTAACGATGACACCAGGAGCCTGCTGTGTGCCTCTAACCGGTGTGGCAACAAGCGCCGCGGCACGTTCAGCCGCTTCCAGACGCTCAATTTTGGCGCTGATATCCGTGAACTGCTGCTGCATGCTGGCAAATTCGGTTAACTGCTCCGCTGTCAGCGTTCCACCGGTAGTTTCAATCGTGGCCAGGGCCTGAACCTGCTCATTAATACCCGCACGCTGACGACGTAATTCTTCAATCTGTGGCATAGTTTTCTCTCTTTTCAGGTATAAAAAAACAGCACTAAGGCTGCTTTCTGGTGGTAATGACGCGTGAGCGCCGGGTTACATTCTGGTTTGCAGGTCCATCGCGGCTGCCTGCAGCTTTATGGAAGTGGTTTGTGAAGGTTGTTTGTACTTTGCCGCAATGGCATTAATCGCAGACTGAGGATCCGAAACTTCATCAGCAAGACCAGCAGAAATAGCATCAGCGCCGAAGTAGATTCCCGCCTGGGTATCTGTCACTGCCTGCTGTTTAAGACCACGATACTCAGCCACTGAGGAGGTAAATGTCTCGTACATGTCGTCGAGCATTTTGTTGAACATCGTCAGAGCCGATTCACTCAACGCGGCATGTGACGTGCCATTATTCTTGTTATCTCCCCGGTAGAGTGCAGTAAATTTTACGCCCATGATCTCTTCCAGCTTTGACGTATCAAGGTGCTCCATGATCACCCCGATAGAGCCAACGCCACTGGTCTGACTGGCGACAATCTTGCTGCAGGCCGACGCGATAAAATACGCGGCAGAGAAGGCATTAAAGTTCACAATAGCGGTGATCGGTTTCATTTCTCGCGACTGATAAATATAATCAGCCAGCTCTTTGCACCCGGGCGCTAAACCGCCGCCTGAATTAATATCCAGAACGATTTCACTGATGGATGGGTCATTTAATGCCGAATGCAGCTGGCTGCGGATTCGCTCATAGCTTGTCAGTTCGGTACACATCGCTGTAATTTGCCCGCGCCGGGGGACCAGAATCCCGTGAACGGGAATAACCGCGATACCACCGGCTGGCTGAAGCTCTTCCGGGGATGGCGAATCATCCGGATTTAGCGCCATCGTAATGACCGGATCCGTCACCGTTCCCTGAATACGGGGAAGCAATACCGCCTTCACGGCGTCCATCGTCTGTTGTGTTGCGTAATGAGGCACACCGAAGACCATTTCTGCGAGGTGCGGCAGGTTAAGTAATTTTGTTGTCATGAGATATACCAGGTCAGCCCGCATAGCGGGGAATAATCAGGCTCTGGCCAGAATAGTTTCGATTTCTGCCAGTTGTTTAGCTGTTGGCGCGTTATTGCCAGGTAAGATTTGTTTACTGTCGACCATATTCAGAGGCGTCAGGTATTTGTCCCCACCGGCGATGGGAGGAAGGTTCTCCATGCGGCGAATGTCATTAACCGATAACCAGCCCCACTGACGGCCCAGCGCATAAGATTCATAGCGTGACTTCTGATCCCCGCGCAGCAGGCCGGATACATTGAATTCAATGTACAGACTACCGCGCTCGCTGGGTAAAAGCAGATCGCGCATTAATGCGCCTTCATGGCGTTTCAGCCAGGCTAAAAGCGTATACATGACGAACTGCAGCCCCTGATGCTCAATGTTGTTATTTGTGGCTTTCGCCAGCATCTGCACCATATGAGGCGGGATTTTATAGAGTCGGCAAACTTCCTCCACGCCCCACTGGCGGGACTGCAACAGCTGCGCTTTCTCATTATCCTGAGATAGCTGTTTGTAGCTCATCCCTTCCTGAAGCAATGCGACAGAAAAGGCATTACGCATACCGGAATAACGATCCGTCCATTTAGCAAGAAGTTGGTCAATCTTCTCCTGGTTCTTTATTGTCGGAGCCTCCTTTGGTCGCTCAATAACGCCGCTCATCGTTGTGCCACGGCGAAAAACCTGAGAAGCATGCTCTTCAACGGCCAGGTTCAGCCCAAGAACGTCTGCGTTCGTCTGGATCGGAGAGCTACCGATATAACCATCCAGCGAGAAAACCTTCACATGATGCATCATGCGCATTGGCAACGTTTCGCCAATTTCGGGGAGTTCATAATAGGGCATCCCGTCAGGCCCTTTCAGGACGATGACTTTTTTGGGATTAACCGGGATTAATTCGCGGGGATACCCTTTCCCGTCCCTGTCGATGATCGAGTAGCAATTTCCCTCCAGCCCGAGCAGGCCCTGTTGCTGCTCAAAGTATTCAAACGAGGTGTCTTTTTTGTTGGGCTGGGAATGAATCAGATCATAAACAGGGTGGTCAGTCGCCCGTTCACGGCCTCCGTTAGCGCCTCGCCTGTAAAGTTCACACGGCAACTGCGCCACCGATTCTGCCAGAAGCGTTACGCATGCCCGGACCGCCGATAACGCCAGTGCGGTTTCAGGAGTGATAATGATCCCCGCCTTGCTCTGGCTGGAACTCACCCCACCCAGCATCGCCTGCCAGAAACCACCACCAGACTGAGATTTACCCCGAAACATCTGGGGAATGAACATTATTCACCCCCTGATTTAATTACGCTGGCGGACATCGATTTCGCGATTAAAAATGACCACAGCAGGCAGATTGAACCGCCAGTAATAAGCCCGGCTGCAGGTGAAATAAGCCAGGCACCGGCAGACACTAACCCGGCTCCGGCGAGGCCGATAATAAAACTTAAAAGAGTGATCAACATGTAATATCTTCCTCATCATAAGCCGATTTACTGACAGTTCCGTTCAGCATGGCTCGCCCGACTCCCATCATTAGTCCTACCGCGCCATCTATTTTGTTTTGCTTTCTCTCCTTCCCTGGGCGAACAATGTCATCGCTTCCTGGTAAGTAACGCCCTATAACATTCTGGATGCACCAGTTCATGATAGGGTTACCGTCATGATGAAAGCGTCCTGATGCCAGCGCCGCCTCAATTTCACGCATTGGATCACTCATATGTGTAAAATTTTGCCTGATCTCAACGGATTCCAGCCCCTCCTCTTCAAGCAGATGGCGCAATGATGTTGCCCCGTAAGGATCTATCGGGCACTGGACAATTTTAACCTGCTGGCGTAACTGAAGAATTGACTCAAAAATTAACCGATAATCCACCTCAGCCCCTTCAGTAGGTATCAATACCCCCTGTTTCACAAATGACTGGTAACGTTCAGAAATGGTTTTCAGCGTGGGATCTGGTGAATAAATTGTATCTTCAGGCGCCCAGAACAGCGGCCCCACACAGTAAAAATGGGTTATACCAGCAACCTCTCTCCTGAACACTGGCACTACGGCATTCAGGTCTACTTTCGAGGCCAGATCAATACCCAGCCAGCAATCCTCATCAACAAAATCAGATAATTTAAGGTTTTTATCCGCAGCAGCCATCCATCTTTGCAGGTCATAAAAAACCGTTTTTGCACTTACCCACCGGTTAAAGTGCTTGGTCAGAATTTTGTTAGTCTGGCTGGGATTGGATATTCCCAGTAACTGCTTCGCCCGAAGAAAATGCTCTTTAACAGAAACACCAAAGTTGGGATTTGCTTTAATCAGCGCTTCGGGCCTGGTCCAGTCATCATCGTCATCCAGACCGTATATAATGCCAAATATTGTCTCGTTTTCTTCTCCTGTCCGGTTACGGCGGAGAATTTCCACTATCTGCACACGCTTCTCGTAACAGGGCGAAGTAATGTCATAACCCGCTGTAGTAATAATCAGAGTAACAGGCTGCTCCCTTGCCCCCATCCCGGTAGTCATCGTTGTATAAAGTGCATCAGTCTGATGCTCGTGATATTCATCAATAATTGCACATGAAGGGGAATCGCCGTCACCAGGATCGCCGATGACTGGCGCAAAAACAGAGCCATCCGGACGGGTCATTTTCTTCGCCCAGGGTTTGACTGAGTATTTTTGTCGCAATGCCGGGAGTTTTTTTACCATTTGTAGAGCGGGAGAGAAGACTTTCCAGGCTTGTTTTTCAGTAGTGGCGCCACAGTACACTTCTGCACCATGTTCACCATCGGCGCAAAACATATAATTACCAACGGCAGCTGCAATTGCGGATTTCCCATTTTTCCTGGGCACCTCAATATATATTTCAGAAAAACGCCGGAATCCGGACTTCTTATTAACCCATCCAAATGGCACACCAAGGGCAAACTTTTGCCAGGGCTCAAATTCTATTCGTAGTTTCTTCCTGGCCCATTCACCGGCCGTATGAGGCATCTTCTGAGCAAAGCGCAAAAATCGCTCGGCCTTGTTTTTATCAAACCGGTAAGGCCAGGCAGGATCCTTCGCACGTTCCAAATCATCAAGGTGTCTTTGACAGGCAAGCACAGTTAACTGACAAGCAAGGATCTTCCCGCCAACAACATCTCTTGCATACTGGTTCGCTGCATTGACGTTCGGATATGTAGCCATCAGTCAAACTCATCAAATTCATTCCCGTCGTCGTCCGGATCATTTCCACTGCCACGCATCCTAATTCGGCTGAGTGGATCCAACCCCAGAAGCGAGCCAAGACGGGCTATCTGGGAAACAGAATCATTTCTGATGTTAACGGCGGGATGTTTCTTTAATCCCCCCATTTCACTTTCGGTCGTCAGGCTTGACGAGAGCAATTTTTCAGCTTCAAGCATTAAATGGAAGGCATTGCAGTAAGCCAGAAGCAGGGGCGCATCCTCCAGTTCAAACACGCCTCTTTCGATCAGAATTTTACTTTGGGTTTTCCACAGTCTTATTGCATTCTCCCCCATTAACTCAGCGGGAGGTGCGATTCTGGTCAGTTTGCTTTTTTGTCCTGAAGGTAAAACGGGCTTTCGCCCTCCGCCTGATGATCGAATTCCACCAGCCATAACACCTCTATTAATAGTTAAAACCTACCGGAAAAAAGATCCTTATTTCTTGCGTATAAAAATGTCCTTCAGGCGGCAGTCCTGGAAGGCGAAAGGGGTCAGGGATTTGATCCCCCCTTCCCCTGGCCTGTGTGGGCATCAATCAAGATGGAAGTCATCATTCAGGCTGCGCCGACGACCGCAGCTCTCATTATGTGGACAGGCACTAGAGTTATGCCCTGACTGCCCACAATAGCTGCAGTGCAGGTTGGCGCGGCGCGATGAACCACCCCATTATTTTGGGCAGTTAGCTATTGTATAGAGCCGTGAACCAAAATATGTGCAATGGGTCTAACTCATCGGATACGCTCTCTTGCCGTCTTCGCTCTGTGGCAGTCCCAGCACAACGACTCAAGATTGAAATCGTCATCAGTACCGCCATGAGCTTTTGGAATGATGTGGTCAACGCTGGTCGCCTTTTTTGCAATCTTCTGCCGGCGATGGTTCTGACACAGGTACTTATCACGCTGAAGGATACGCACCCGTTTAATTTCCCAGGTCCGCCCATATCCACGTTCCTGCCTGCTCTTTCCTGCCTGATAGTTACGCCAGCCATCACCAGCATGCCGCTGTCGGTGTTGATCACAATAGCCACTGGCATCGTTGGTAACTGCCGCACAGCCCTTGTGCCGGCATGGACGCTTTGCTCGTGCTGGCATCGGCATTATCCTGTTTATTTGATACAAACTTAGTAGAAAAAAAGAATCAGAAACGGTCGCTAGCGGGAACTTCTCATTTATAAAGAGAACTTAGGCGGTCGCCGCCCAAGCATGTCGCAACGGCAAGTGACAATTAATAATGATAATACTTATACTTTATTGTCATTATGGAGGCTTTCAAGTGTCGACGTTATGCAGAAACCATGCCTGAGGAGACCTTCGACAACACACTTATGTCTGACATGCTCAGCACTCAATTCCCTCCATCGGCAGTTTATGTTGTGCAACATAAATTATAGTGCCATCAATCACAGATTAAACAAGTGTGACTTATACACCCGTATCGTTGGATCAGTCTTTGGAGGAGTATTCATGATTGCCGTCATTAATCCGCGGATTTTAATAAAAAAGCACTGGCAAATACCAGTGCTTTAACAATAACTCTACATCTAGAAAGTTAAAAATCTTAAAAGCAAAACATAAATAGCAATGTAAAATTAAATTATTTATTTTTTGTCTTTAAAATAATAGCCAATTATAAACCCAAGAGATGTTCCTAACGCACTAACCATAATAGATAACACCTTATCTAACTCAAGTAGTGCGATACTTTTAGAAGCCTCCATGAGCCCTTTGCTTTGTAATTGAAGTACCCATTGCACTGCGCAATAGTTATAAGCTATCACAAATATAAAAGAAAAAACGATAAGACCAAAAAAGCCTCTCATAAATGTTATGGTTAATGTACTCCTTGTTTTACCATCACGAAGAAATTGAGCCTGAATTTCATTTTCAATCTCTCCTGTTTCCTTCTCTATTCTTTTATCTTCAAATCTTAACGCATTAACTTTAGATAACAAAGCCTGAATATCTTCCGTAGCCATTATTACCCCTCCGACCTAAGCTCTGCTAATTTATCGAGGGCATTAATGTATTTAGCATGTGCCTTATGATAATTGGCAATTGCTTTGAGCGACTCATTAATATCTTCAGAAAATGATGAATAAAATTCATATGGATCCTTACCAGCATAGTCAGGTAAGTTCGTTATGATTTTTTGTATTAAAACAATATTTTTATCCGTAAGTTCACCTGTAGCATCTCTGAATTCAAATAAATTTTGAACTATAGCATCTATTTTTTTTACATTCGACATACATAATCCATTTTTCTCAGATTAACTGTTGAATTATTATAGTTCATTTACACCTTTCATCTCAACTTATCATACCATTGATAACACTTTTTTGAACCAGTCAGCTATGAGTGGCCCATCAAAGGATTTAGAGGTTCGATTCATCAGTGTTATCCAATTTATCTTGACATCAATAGGGTAAACGGTTATGACTAAAACTACATGACTATCGCGTAGGCAATTCGGACAAAGGTGATTATCAAGCTTAGAAATGAAGGTACGTTTATATCCCACCAAATACCGTAACCACATTCATGGCGACTTTTTCAGTTCTGCGTTGATGCCAGACGTTGAGTTTGAGCCCCTCGTAATAGCCTAAACAGTCAGTAGTAGTCCGCAGACATCCTAGTGGGATAAGAAATCATATAGTTTTTTAATTTTCCGTCGCAAAGTAAAATCCCCAGGCGCAAACGGTTTACCCTAGCTAACTACTGTCACAGCATTCCCCTGAATGCCTGCTGCAATGCTCACTTAGTAGTGTTGAAGTCCTACCCCTTAAGCGATAAATCGGTAAAATTGAAACTAAGGCTTCAATGATGTGACATAGAGACGGCGGTCCAATTCTATCAGTTTACCGATCAAAGCGACTACAAACTCCTTTTTTTTAATCTCATTCGATACTTCATATCGTTGAAGGAGTGTAGACTCAGGTCGTTGTGCATTGTGTAATTCATTTTCAATTTCTTTTAATGTATGGAGTAGAGTCATGCGAATTCTCACTTTCGATATCACTTGCCCACATTGTCTGAGGGAAAATGCTGTCCTTGAAGGATGGGCAGAACTGCGTATCAACGCCGGGCCTTTAGTTAATATTGCATTTTGTTGTCGAAGCTGTTTTCAATCAGGTATTGCTATTGTAAAAATGAATAATCCCGGTGGTTATTTACCTCGTGCAAAATCTAGGCAAAATAATGATGTAAACGTAATCATTCCTGGAAATACTGAGTACCAGTTGATTGATATCATCCCGAAACCCACCCTCCTTAACGCCCCCGAACACACTCCGCCACGTGCTGCTATGGCTTTCATAGAAGCAAAAGACAACTTAGGGCGCTGTCGTTTCGACACATCCGTTATGCTTTGCCGTAAAGTCTTGGACATTGCTACACGGGAGTTACTGGGAAATGACTCAAAAGATGAAAAATTGGTTAAACGGATTTCTATGTTGCATGCTAAGGGACTGATTACAGATCAAATGAGGGAATGGGCACATATAGTTCGAATCGATTCCAATGGAGCAGTTCATTCTGATGAAGAATTTTCAAAAGAAGATGCTCAAGAAATGATTGGTTTCACCGAAGTATTTCTTCTATATGCCTTCACATTGCCTGATATGGTAGACAACAAAAAAACAAAATCAATAAGTTATAGAGCCACAGTTTGACATCCACACTTTGTTATGCATAAGAATGTCTTTCTTGGTCTGCCTGTCCAGCACTTCCCAATCATGAGCAGTGCCGTAGATGGGTTTTACCCAATCGCAGCCGGTGTCAATAACCTCAATCCTTACGTGTCCAGTTTTTGCGCAGCTCGCGATCAGCAGCGTCATCAGGCATATGGTTAACAGTCTGTTGTACATCCCTGGCTCCTTTTGTTGTTTCTACCCGGCGTTCTGCAACCGCTTCAATAGCTATTGCACGTTCTTCAGTGCGTTGTTGGTCCGCTTTTGTTTCAGCGATACTGGTACCGCGTGATTTGCCCAGCCCAAAAGCACCTGCAATTGCAGCCAGCACAGCAACAACCAGGCCGATAATCATTTCAAGCCCCATACTGACCTCACACCAGTGCAGCTTTAGCTTTGGCGTAACGTTCACGGCGGTCTTTAATGCCGTTCTGTCCGCCGTTAATAATCTGCGTAACGCGTGCCACGTCACCCGAATACATCAGGCAACCGCGTAACGTGAAGTACCACGCAGCCGAACGAGCCGCATGTCGCTCTTGCGTTAGCAATTCTGGCGTACTGATAAGGTCAAGTTTCAGCGCCGTGCCGCATTTGGTGTAGTTCTCACGACCCGTGATTTGCAGCAGGCCGCGACCGCGATATTTCCAGCCGTCACCCTGGCTGTTATTCCCCATGCGGTCACCATAAACCAGATTGGCTATTTGCGGCTGGTGGGCCACCTGCTTACCATCGACACGACCCAGCATTTCACACTGATAAGGAGTAAGCCGTTTACCAAAGGTTTTCTTCAGCCCCTCTACCGAGTAGTTGAAGCTTTCCACCAGCGAGGTAAAGCCAGCAGACTCATGCCCAACCTGGGCGATGAACATAGCCAGATCGTTCGTAGCTGTAATGCCAAACTCTTTCATTGCCGCGTCAATGTGCGGAAACCAGCGCGCAGAAAGCCCGGCGCTGATACCAGCCGCCTGCTGAAATTGTGATTGGTTCATTAGTGCCTCAGATGATCAACCAGACGTGCCACGTTGCCTCTTACGGCGACCAGCACGGACAGGAAAATAAAGTTGGCCCCGATAGTGGCCCATGATGAGTACGGGTAAATACCGCACAGATACGCCAGCGGAACGGCGCTGTAGATGACCGTAAGCAGCCACGCTAAGCGAGATATCCACGGTCGATGTCGCGAGTCGCCGCGACGGTAAAACATCAGGGTTAACACTACCCCAGCACAAAGCAATGCATTAAAAGTTGCCGATGGGTCATTTTGTACCACCTGAACCTCCCCGGCGCGTTATCAGCGCCACCAGCGAGCCGACATCCTGATTATTCAGGAATGTCAGGATTTTGACGGCTAAAGCAGAAACGATTACGGCGCCAATGGCATCCAGTGGTTTATCACTGTAGCCGGTAGCCTGAGCCAGCTTTGAACCCACCAGCCCGGAACAAAGGATCCCCGCAATATACGACACCAGAAAATATGCCAGTCGGCGCGCTGCACTTAGATCCGCTGCGGTTGCAATGTAAAATACAGCCCCGGCAAATGCGCCAAACACCACGCCGTAATCGGTTCCGGACAGAAATCCATAGACGCTGGCCCCCGTCAGGACACCACCAGCCATCCCAGAACCGGAAATCGGATCGGACATTTAGCCCCCCTCTTTGTTGCTGGGAGTCCTCTCAGAATGAGGGGAAATGATTGATTTTATACATTAAAATATTACAATATATTTTTGACCAACTTTTGAAGAATACAATGGACTCGAATACCTTAACCATTATAGGAACATTTATTGTTGCCATAATAAGCGGATTACTGGCTTATTCATCTTCTCTTTCTGCAAAGGAAAAAGAGGTCAAATTATCCGCATATGAAAAACTCGGACTTGATATACATGCCAATCTTGAAAAGCTTTACAATAATACAGAATGGCTTTTACTAATTTTTCAACACAAGAATACATTAAACCGCGGAGATTTAATTATTGCCAACGAACAAGTTTCTCTAGACGTTGACAAACTCAGAGAACTTAGCATAAGAATGAGATTTTTTGATAATGCTTGCTATAAGAAATATGAATCTGTAGTTCAATCGCATGGTAATTTAATACCACAAATACTTGGTTATACTCGGCATCCACATGAAACCCCAAGAGATGCTTCAGAACTTTACTCTCGAGAAGAAACACAGGAATTTATAAATAAATTATCCATACTAAAAGATGAAATAAATAGCACTAAGATCCATATAACGAACAAAATAGCCAAGGAATATAACAAAGCCCTATCATCTTCAAGGAAAGTTACAGTGCTAGCTTTCATAGTATTATTTACTGCATTTATAGCATTTATAATTTTCCCTTTGAAAGAGCAGTCACCTTCGCCCGCAAAAGAAAAAGTCATGCTGCTCTCTTCATAAAAACTCGCATTTTAGGCTGATTTTTATGCACCTGTGCAGGTAAGAACGATTACTAATTTAGCCTCACCTCCGATAGTTCGTATGGCGCTGTGGTTGATGGAGGGGGGGCTGGCTTATGCGCTATTATGAAAATGTGAAGATAAGTATAATTTGCGAAACCTGAAATTATAAAAGACTTCCATTTGGAAGCCTTTAAAATAGCAGCAAGCGACTCATTGTTATTTTGTAGGTTTAGGACCTAACGTGAATTTTGATTTAGTTCCTTTTCGCAACCGTCTAACATCAGGAAAAAGTTCTACTAATCTATCTGTACACTTAGTCAAGGATTCAGTACAAATAATCATCCCCATAATCATATAGCCAAAGTCATAGTTGTTAAAACAACCAGTTCCTCTTCCGTTTGGCTCCATTTTATAATATGACATAGGTAGTATATGCGTATAATGAGATAAAAAATCGAACATTATTTTAAATGACTTTGGATCTTTTCCCAGTTTAACCAATAACTCATCTCGATTTGGAATCATAAGCGCTTTTCCAGTCAAGCAACGTTTTCTGGTTCCTTGTTCAAGGGATAAAAAAACAGGGTTGTTATTAAGTCTCTCAGTTATTATATCTTTTTGTTCATGATAAAAATCCAATGCTTTCGTATTATCACTAGATGTAAATAACTCAATTCTCTTTACACAATCATTCATGTGCATGACATTCAACTTTGCTGACCACTCCTCAGTTGAATCTGGATTCTCAGATAAATACATAAACAATAACTCAGCTTCCAGAATCGCTCTTACATGAGGTGCAATCGCCGAAAAATCCCAAAAGTCATAATCCCGCTTAGCCCATCTTGATTTTGGTACGTTGGAAATCATTATTGAAGCATGAATGCAGATTCGTGAAAAAATGTATGTAGACCACCCTTTAAAAGCCTCAGCCATTCGCACACCAACCCCCTGACTTACAGCATTCGCTTCACATACAGCTTTATCAAACTCCCTTAAGTAGTGATGGAAGTCATCCATCGAAAAATCGTTTCGTTCAAGTGGATTTTCGGGATTATCTATTTTCATACTTCACCTATTTAAAACAATTGGTTTAAATCGGTGAATTATAACGCAAAAACCCGCTCATTGGCGGGTTTATAAAACTTTGGCAACATATCAAATACGCTTTAAATATGGCTTATTTTGTTGCATTTTGCAAGCGCGTTTGAAGGAGATAGTGAAATTTACTTTACATTTCTGCCACTTTGAGGGCTTCTTCTTCCTCATAGTATTCAAGAGCCATTGCCAACGCAGATTCATCAAGCTGGGTAAAAGCGGCCTTTAACCCAGCCCAGTGCCCTGAATAGACACGCAACCATGTCGAACGATCAACGCTAACCATGCGGGCCAACGCTGCACCAGCATAGTCTTTATAGGTTTCATTATTTCTGGTTGCGGCAATTTCCTGCCCTGCCAGCCATACCAGGCCAATCAGTTTCTTTACTACGCGCTCCTGAAGGGAATTATCACCCAGACATTTCTGATAAGTTTTCCAGACGTATTCACACATCATCACCTGGTGCTTATAGCTAAGGTCAAAACCGTAGCAGTACCGCAACCAGGCCTGCTGGTATCCACTAAGCGCGGACACTGCCCTACGCCACGGCGCGGACTCAAATTCCGCATCTTTTATCGGCGGCATTGGCCTGCAGCGGCTGCGTGTTTCCAATACATACAATGGCGCGGAAAGCGAGTTAACAAAGCGAGGCCCCTTCTCTCCTTCGAGTTCGACGAGATGAATTCCACGGCGCGGGGTGGCATTTTTGTCTGCTGGTGGGTGTTCACTGAAAGCCTCAAGCTGCCCTTTTGTTCCCCCAGAGAGGTCAGGTAGCGCGCGGCGCAATTCTATTCTTACAAAATTCAGGTCTTGTTGATTCATGCTTCTTTGCGCTCCATACACTTAAGCTTTCGCAATTACGCCGATCGCCAGCGCCCGATCCATAAAACGCAGTAGCAGCTCAAGCTGCGTACCATGCTTCTGCTCGAATGCCGGTACATCGGCGTGTAACTCGTCGTGGCACTCTCTGCACAGAGGGATCACGAAGAGGTCATGGGCTTTTGTTGCTGTACCACCCAAACCGTGCCCTACGATATGGTGCGGATCATCTGCTGGCCGTCGGCAACACTCACAGGGTTGTGTTTTAACCCAGCGGGTGTATGTCTCATTTACCCAGCGGCGGCGTTTTGGCCTGAGCATGAAAGATTCAGGAGACTCCGGATCAACAGAGAGCGTGAGGATCTTCTTCGCTTTCTTCTGCACGAGGCTGGTTGCAGACGGGGAAGGCACTATGTCGCTTTCCCTCATGACAGAGCGGATCTTCTCATCCGGAAGGCGCAACCCCCTGTGCGCAACGCTTTCCGGAATAACATCAGCCAGGTCGTTTCTGACCATCCACCAGCACAGTTCCGGAAGCGTCAGGATATGCGACTCGGGAAAACCAGAATCACGCCGAATGACTTCCAGAATCCAGGATACCAGGTTTCCGGCAGCTATAACTGCAAGCTGTTCAGTATGCTGCCCGGACAAAGTGTGATCGCAATGCCAGCACAGGCGAATGCTTCCTGGTGGGTGCCGCATTGTTGTGAAGTTCTTGTCGTGCCACGATGAATGTGGCCACTGGCAATCAAACCGGGTACTCAACCATTGCTCAAGGGAAGGAAGCCCACCGGCACGCTGAATAACCCGCTCATTCCCGAAGACCTGCCGCATTACCGGATCATCAGCCAGCGGCTGAATGGCGGCGGGAACAGCTCCTGTACTGAATGACGCCATTTCTTCTGGTTCAGGTTCGAGAAGGACGCGACCGCGCATGAAGAGGTGCATCAGTTCCGCGCCGGGACGAAACAACACAATCCCCATGCGATGGGCTACTTCAGGAGTTAACAAAGCCCTCACGCCGCTTGCCCCCCTGCAATATGTTCAGCCCACAAACCACCAATCCAGCGTACTCCCTTGGCAGTGAAACGCGTCTGGCTGAATGCGTGATTGGATGTGCTCGATGTTCCCGTCTTAACTTCAAATCTTCCCGCGGAAATGTGCTGCGCCATGGGGGTAAGTGTGCCGCCGAGGCGATACAGGATATTGCGTTCAATAAGGAACAGACGAAACTCAGTTTCTTTTGCGTTAAGCAATTTGGCTACCTGCCGGAATGACATGGAGCCTTTTGCTGAGCAATAACGATCAACAAACTCCACTTTTGGCGCCGCGGCTGCCAGTTGGATCGTCAGTTGCTCTTTCTGCTCGGCTAAATCAGCAGCCAGGCGAAGCGCTTCCGGTAATGAGCGGGGAACACTGACACTCTGCCCTTCTTCCAGTTCCTGCCAGCGATCGACGACCGCGGCGGTAAATTCAGGTGACAGTCTGGCAACAATCACCAGAGAGTCGCGTTTGTTAAAACGATACTCCTGGTACACATTACCGTTATGCTCAAAATCGAACTGCGCCAATGGCGCGGTTAAAATTCCCGCAGCAACAAGACGCTCAGCCGAGCGTTTCACGTCACTGTGTTTACTCTGAACCAGATCCGCAATATCACGGCTGGACATTGTTACTACACCATTCACGATTAACTGGCTCATACTTTTCTCCATATCAGGCGGCTGCACCCGCCGGTTCATATCTGCTGATCGTTATCTCTACCCGACCTTTCGGCACTACGGGTCCCCATTCCACCAGCATGCGCTTAATCTGGCTGTCATCTTCCCAGACACCCGCATGCGTCAGCGCGTCAAACAGGGCTTTGTTGTAATTATCGATATCCCGGCGGCGCGCATCCGGCGGGTACAGAGTGATTTCTACCGCTGCCAGTTCAGTCGATGGCTTCGGGAGACGTCGTAATTGCTCAATGATCGCCACGCAGGCAGCGCTCTGGTATTTACGGCCTTCAGCGCTAATGAGGTGACGACCAGCCTGCGCCCCCTTGTTAGGAGCGCGCCAGTAAGTGTTCACGCTGGGTGGAAATGGGAGTATGAGCCTCATTAAAAGCCTCCGTCATAATTCCTGAAACATACCTCAACTTTCCCGCTATAGTGACGAACACGTTGAACAACATCCGAAATAGGCGCTATACCGGCAGGGCGATAAAAGACTGTTTCACGCATGAGTTACCCCCTGCATGCTGTCGACAAGACCTTGCGCAATTGTGATAATTTCGCTGGTGGCCGTTCGTTCCAGCCAGAGTTGATTGATGTTGGCTTTCAGCTTGTTCTGCTGTGATTCATCCAGCATGTCAGCACCATCCACCTGGTCGAATACAATTCCAACCTCCAGTGGCCATATACGGGACTCGGGAAGCTGATCGGCTACTGGTTTAGCTTTCTCACGGATGTGCATGCGGATCTGGCGAATATTGGACCAACTGGAAACATCCAGGCTTCCCATAGCTGCAATGAAATCAGTACTGTTCATGCCATATTCACCAGATGCTTCAAGGGCAACAGTACGAATACGTTCCGACATATCCAGGCGCGCAGCAGCGTCATCGAATTCAATCGACAACAGCCACTCATCCACACCGAGCAAAATACTCTCACGAATAAGCAGCTTCGCTTTGTCGATCGTTAATGGTGATACCTGAGTGAATTCCGGTGCTTCGACAGAATCCGCCGCCCAGGTATGCCCAAACTTCGATTCACTGAATGTGTATTCTTCTTTATCGCCGAACGCAGCTCTAACGCATGCCCACGCCTCAACACCGCTGATATCAAAAATATCTTTCTGGGTAAGTGGCAACTCTGCTTCTGGCTTGTCAGCTACAGGTGGTGTGGCGGTTGCTGGCTGAGGTTTGCTGGTGGCAAACTGTGCCAAAGCCATAAACGCTCGCCCTTTTGTTTCCAGTTCTGTGCGGTTGATATAGCTGAATCGCTCGCCACGCCATGACTTATCGAATACAGCTATGGCTCCGGAAAAAAACGCGCTGGTGGGCTTCTGTTTTTCGTCAGCAGGTACAAACCACACTGGCAGATCGAAACCAATGCGCCCGCGAATGAATACAATGTGATCGGCATCTTCCGGCCACCACGTTTCACTCGGCGCGGCTTTTATCAGGAATACATAGCGACCGCCCTTCTCGCGCTGGGTTGCTGCGTACTTCATGATGTGCGTCATACCAGTGATCGCCTGTTTCTCGTGGTACTGCGAGCAGCTATATGGAGGGTTGGCAAAAGCCGCGCCACCCAGTTCTGCCAGACGTTCAGTCCAGTCCTGCGTCAGTGCGTTATCTTCGGCGGTGCACCATGCCGGGCATTTCGCGTTGTCGTCGTCAGCAAACAAGTCCAGAACTAATGGACCAAATAGCGCGTTGATACCCCAGAAAAGCAGATCCGGTGTCCGCCACTGATCGCCAACTTCTTTCAATTCGTGAGCTGGTTTTGAACGCAGTTCGGCCAGCGCGCGGCAGTATTTGTTTTCAATCATCCTCTGAATCCCTCTGGAATTTTGGTATCTACCGGGCCGAACTTCATCGGGTCATGTTTCTTCTCGCCCCAGCTTTCACGAGGGGGACGGCCTTTCTTATCCCAGCGGAGCCCGCTTTGCAGATAACCCTCAAATTTTTTCGGCCCAAACAGAGTTTCAGGCCGCATGTACTGATACTGCGCGTCATTGCCGTTCCAGTGTTCATGCTTGAGGTCAATCACCAGCGTTAAGTCGCTGACGGTATAACCTTCACGCAGACGGGCACGTATGTTTTCCAGAGAGGTTTTAGATTTCTGGTACCGGGAGCCGCTTACCTGGTTCAAATGAGTTAAAACCAGGATGGCGTTATCAGTGATCAACACCTCAGGGTCTGGTTGCGGCGCAACCGGACAAGAGGGGTTAATGATCTGTTTGTGGTGATCTGAGTAATGATCTGTATAGAGAATAGGTTCCGCGACTTCGCGTTTCCCGTTCCGCGATTCTGCGGAATCCAGCGTTGCCGGGAATAAAACATTGATTAGCGCTTCGCCATTGATACGGTAATGCGTCTTTTTCGTGCCGTTTACCTGTCGCTGCGCCTTTTCAACAACCCCTGGTAGCCAGCGGGTACAAATCTTGTTTACCAGGCGCTGCACCTGATCTTCACTCACGCCGCGAATCTCTGCCGCAAGCTCGCTGTGCTCTTTATAAAACCAGCCATCATTCAGATCTGATTTACCAGACCAGAACACGAGCTGGTTTAGCACAGCGCCCAAAGCATGCGCCTGCTGATCGCCGGAGAAATAATCGAGGTACGGGACCGGAATGGTGATGCTATTCCTTTGCCCCGACAGCGATTGAACGATTTCAAATATCTGGCTCATGATCGTCCGTTATCTCCCTGAACTTTCGCCTGAAATGCTCAAGTGGGCTGAAGCATTAGTGCGGGTAGCCATCACGCAGATAGATAACGCGCTGTGTTTCAGGTTCCCAGCGGATATCACGGACTGGCACTCCACGGTAGTCTTTGAACCTTCGGTTAAGTTCGCGCACAGGCGTTTTGCCCTCCGGTTGTAGACCCCCACAATTGAAACCGCCCTACTGTGGTTACACGGAACCCAGCGGTTTGATAATCTGCGTTCATACCGAAACAACGGAGTACCCGAAACAGGGATCATCCTGAGTTGCGGTAGACGGTTAAAAGCCGTTAAACTGTTCATGCGGATTATTTCTCCATACTCGAAGAGTTGTTCGCCAAGGCGCCCGGAGCTGCACACTCGCGGGCGTCACTCTTTTCTGGAAGGCAGTAAACACGGGCAATCAAATTCAGAAAGGTCATCAGAGTTACCCTGAACTGATATGCAATGTCGTTAAGGCTCTGCCACTCACCCTTATCAACAACCCCATCGTCGATATACCAACGGTAAGCGTTGACCAGTTCTCCTAGACGCCCCACCAGCTCGGCCAGCTTTAAGCCAATTTCTTCGTTTTCGTCATCTGGCACCGCACCCGGAACGTGTATCCCGTTATCTGTTTGACGAGAAAACGCATCAGCTATGTAGCTGACACCGGCGGCTTTCTGTAACACCATCGCCCATCCCATAGGGAAGATCTGATCCCCGTCGACGCGAAGGCGGTTAAACAATGCGTTCTCTGTCACCCCCAACCATTCCGCCGCTTCGGCGTAGCCACCTGGCAGATCGGTAATCGTTTTTTTAATCGCTACCACCAGCCAGGCTGGCTGACGTTCGACTTTCCATTGCGGTTCGTTCATTACTGCAACTCCATTATTGGCGCCGAACTTCCTGACGGTGATAGCCTGCAAGCTCTCACACCAACAGAACCGAAGGAGGTTCGACATGTCTGTAAATTCACTGCCTTACGGCAAGTCTCCCGAAGAAGCCGCTCACGATCTGGCCATGAATCTTGTCTTGTCTGGTCACTTCAAAACATTCCAGAAGTCGCCAGAAGAGGTTTTTCAGTTGATCACCAATGCAGAACTGGTCTTCAGTGAGCTTTACCGAAACAAACTGAAGGAAATAGAGTCCGCCAGATCAAAAGAAACCGAAGAGCAATATCAACGTACGCAGTGCTAGCCATGAACAAACGAAAGATAGAACGTTGAATAACCACGGGCGGCGCTTTCAACTGCCGCCTGTATTTCCTCCGCGGATCTCCCTCTAAGGATCATCTCGTTTATCAGCTCGCCAATAAGGGGAAGGACAATTGGCTGGAATGACATGTAAACCCGCATCTTTCCTTCGGAAATGGTTATTTGTCCTTCATCGCTTTTAGCGGTCACGCTGTTTGTATCTTTTGTCTCGCTGCTGTTACCCACGGTTAACTCCTCTCTTCTGTGGTTACTTTCATGCTGCTGTTTTTTTATGATCAAGTTCAGGCCAAATCTTTTCCCAATCATCTGGGTGGAGGTTTTTCCTGCTAACTGAGCCGCCCGAATGCGTTTCGATAGAAACAGATAGAGCAGCTCCCAACTTTTGTTTTTTGCTTATGGCTTTACGCAAGTACTCAAGAGAGGTTTCGCATCGTGATGCAAACTCTCTCTGTTTTTCGAGCGACAAAGCGTTTAGGTAATTTCTTAACGTTTCCATCACGCCTCCTGTGCTTAAAAAGCAAATATACCCCCAAGTAAACACAAGTCAATACCCACAAGTCATTTACCTCAAGGTAGATTTAAGTAAGATGAAATTATGAAAACGGAAACGCCTAAGATCTTCGAGTTACGACGCCTCAAACTTCAGGAGTTAGTAACTCGCTTTAAGACCCAAAGAGAGTTTGCTGAAAAGGCAGGACTTGATCCGACTGTTGTTTCTCGGATGCTTTACCCTGCTGGTAAACCTAATAAGCGGAATATTGGGGAGCAGGCTGCTCGGCAGATCGAGGATGCTTTGAAAATCAGCCGGGGATGGATGGATGGTCTTAGTCCAACTTCAAAAATGGATGTTGATGTACCCACTCACAAAGCCGACAATTATCGTGTAGAAGTTCTCGACCTTACTGTGAGTGCTGGTCCTGGATGTTTTATGCTCTCTGAATTTGTTGAGGTTCTACACGCCATTGAATTCACCACCGAGCACGCTCGTTCACTTTTCGGAAATCGTTCTCAGGAAGACGTAAAAGTGATGACTGTCGATGGCGACAGCATGTGTCCAACTATACAGTCTGGAGACAGGTTGTTTTTTGATGTTTCGGTAAGAAACTTCAAGGTTGATGGTGTTTATGCGTTTGTATTCGGACAGCACTTCCATGTGAAGCGCTTGCAGATGCAGGGCTTGCAACTTGCAGTTTTATCCGATAACCCGGTGTACAAAGACTGGTACATAACAGAAGAAAACCAGGATCAATTGTACATTATGGGTAAAGCATTACTACACGAATCAATAGCTTACAACAAATTGTAATTTTGGTGTTAGAATTTGAAACAGACTTAACATCTTCTAGAAAATAACATTTAACCCGGCGCAAGCGCCGGGTTAAATATTATTTTCTCACCATAGCAGCATCCCGCAACACTCCTTTGTGAATCACATTTCCAACCGCGCGACGCTTAGTCTCCAAGCTATGTACAATCGCATCTCGACTTATCACCACACCGTTGATTATCAACTCGAAAACTGCACCGCCAATTTCACCAGCGATGAATGCCGCACGGTCTTCTTCCAGTTCATCACGTTCTATACCAAGCCACCTGGTGTTTTTTTGAGCATAACACCCATCACCTGCTTAATTAAAATCCAATTAAAAGCAATTAGTTGCTATAAAAGTAAATAAAAATATACCAAAAGGTATTTACACAAAAATTACTCACAAGTATATTCAACTCATCAACAGCGAACAGGCAGGACGCCCACGAAGTAGCCGCCGGTGGCATATGAATAACCGGATGATTCGCAAATGGCTTACCACCGCGCCTGATGTGGTTAAAAGCAGGCCAAAGCAATAACAAGTACTTCCCTGTTCTGGCGGCCCGGTGTTTTCCCACTTGTCCGGTCACCGCCAGCCTTTTTCAGGGCACAACGACGAGAGCATTGACGAGCAAGGCATAAGTGCTGGTTCGATTCCAGACAGTCCCATTCAGTTGGGAGGGTTGGGCAGGGAAAAGGTTCGTTCGATTCGAACACCGGCAGTGCTCTCTTCGTTGTGGTGAATGCGCAGGCTGATGCGCTAAACCGTGAGGTAGTGTCCCGAAAGGGTGCGTCACTGATAATCAACCCATGCCGGAATATCGTAGTACCGGCCACCACAACCAAATCACGCTTAGGACCGTGATAACCGTAGTTCCAGTATTGCTGTGTGTAGTCTTGGCGGTACCAGGGTCTTCAACCTTATGCAAGGGGGACGAAGATAATGTTCTACCTCGGTACCGCCCTTTTTACGCAACAGAAAAGGGTATCACCGTGTGACGGGCTCATAACCCAATCCACCCGGGCAAGAGGATAGCGATTGCAGTCGCCAACAATTGCAGGTGCCCTTCTCTGTTGTGTATGGAGAAAACACGGCGGTGGCAGCCGCCTTAACGAGGGTAAAACCATGAGTAATGACCGCACGACCGTAGTACCCGACTTTCTGAGCGAACTGGATGCCGGAGTGTTCATGAACAAAATAGCAGGAGCGCTTAATACCACTGCGCTCGGCGTTCTGAACAACGGTAACAAAGGCCAGGTAGTTCTCACCTTTGATTTTGAGCGCATGGGTAACTCTGTCGAAGAGAAACGCGTCAAGATCAAGCACAAGCTGAAATACAGCACACCAACGCCGCGCGGCAAAGTCTCTGAAGAAGACACCACCGAAACACCAATGTGGGTCAACAAAGGCGGGAAGCTCACCATCCTCCAGGAGGATCAGGGGCAACTCTTCGGCATCACCGGCGCGGTGGACGGAAAGCTTAAAGCGGCTCAGTGATCCGCAACAAAAAATTCACTGATACCTCTTCGATCATCAGTTAATAAGGAATTTATATGTCCCAGTTAGACAGCGGTACATTTCAGCAGGTAAAAGACCTGGTCCTTTCTGGCTACCACCTGAATGATATTCATGGCCTGGCTTGCCCGACCGCATTACTGCCAGAGGGTACCGGCATTGAAAGCCTCGAGCGTTTTTCTCTGGAGCGTTTCCGCTTCCGCGGTGCCATGACCACGACCAGCATTGAAGATTTTGCTCGTTATTCAAAAGGCTATGCCAGCGCCACTGAAAAAGCACGCTGCTTTATTGACGCTGACCATATGACAGCCCGTTCAGTATTCAACATTGGCACACTCGATAACCCCGGTCATGCGGACAATGTTGCATCCATCACCCTAAAACAGACCGCACCATTCCGTGCTCTTCTCCAGATCAACGGTGAACGTCTGAAACAAAAACAAATCGCCGAGTGGCTGGAAGACTGGAGCGATTACCTCTTAGCGTTCGACGCTGAAGGTGGAACGATGCAGATTTCACAAGCCGCTCAGTCCGTTCGTCGTATCACTATCCAGCAGGCAACCCAGCAGGATCATGAAGACAGCGATTTCAGCGGCAAAAAATCGCTTATGCAGAGTATTGAAGCCAGCAGCAAAGACGTAATGCCGGTAACGTTCGAATTCAAATGTGTGCCGTATGAAGGTTTAGGCGAACGCCGCTTTAGCTTACGCAACAGTTTGCTTACAGGTGATGAACCTCGTTTTGTACTGCGCATAGTACAACTGGAAGCCCAGGAAGAAGCTATCGCCAATGAATTCCGCGATTTGCTGATCAGCAAGTTCGAAGGTGAATCAGTGGAAACTTTCATCGGTAACTTTAAAGCCTAATTGCTCTGCATTAAATCCCCGGCGCCGCGGGGATTTATTGAAGCGTAATTCCATTAATTATCGCCATCCGGCGAGGGATTCGTGCAACCAAAATCTGCGTGGTGCAGCGCGCCAATATGGAGAAAACCATGAGCTACATTCAGACATTATCCGGTAAAAAATTTAACTACCTGACCGCCACAATCGACGATATCGATGTTGAGGATATCGCGACTGCTCTTTCCAACATCTGTCGATTCGCTGGGCATCTGCCAGAGTTCTACAGCGTGGCCCAGCACTCTGTGCTTGTAAGCCAGATTGTGCCGCCAGAGTTCGCCTTTGAAGCGTTGATGCACGACGCTGCGGAGGCATATTGCCAGGATATTCCAGCCCCGCTCAAAGCCTTGCTGCCTGACTACCAGCGCATGGAAACTTATGTTGATGGTCTTATCCGCTTTAAATTCGGTATCCCGCTTGAGCAATCTGCCGTCGTGAAATACGCCGATCTAACCATGTTAGCTACCGAGCGCCGTGATCTGGAAATCGATAACGGTTCGAAGTGGGAAATTCTCGAAGGTATTCCCTGCTCTGATCTCGTTCAGGTTATCCCTCTCCGTCCAGGTCAATCCTATGGCCTGTTCATGAACCGCTTTAACGAACTGGCGGAGCTGCGCCAATGCGCCGCATGAAGGTAAAAGAACTCGTTACGGAGGCTTTTGCCTCCGTTGCTGAACTGCCACCAAAGCATGCACCGCTTATGCGCGAAGTTGCCACCAGACTGGACGCTACGTTCGCAGCATTAAAAGAGTCTCTGGTGCAACTGGAACAGGAACGTAAAGGTAAAACGCCATGACCGTATTTGAATATCTCCAGGCTCATCCGAATACCACCAGCGGTGAAATCGCCAAAGGTATGAACAAAAAGACACCCGCGGTCGCTGGCGCATTATCGCAACTCTATGGCACCGGCCGGATCGTGAAGTCAGGTGTTCGCAAGGGCATTCCAACATACCGTGTTAACGATATGCCATTTGGGTGCAGTAACAGCCTAACCATGATGTTTAACCAGTTATTGAATAGAGCCAGACAGGGAGCAACTCAATGAGTAAATCACTGAACGCACGTTGCATCCGTCGCTGGACTGTCGAATTTAAAAGCCGCTGCGACTCGAAATATAGCCCGTACTGGCGCAAGCGCGACCTGCGTGGGTACATCCGTGAATGCGGTTTGATCACAGCTTACTGCATGGTTGAGCGTCTCGCAGAAGATAACGCCAGAGTCGATTTTTTCGGACATACCCATGCCTGGTCGCCTGAGTTCTCTGCCTGGTATGACGAACGCCGCGACAAGTATTTCAAAGAGGCGCACGCCTATCTGAACGAAGACGCCACCAATGACGAAATCGACGAAGAGATTCAGAATGAGCTGGAGGCCTGGAATGACTAACTCACTCAACAAACAGGATTTAGACGACGCACTGGACTTTGATCTTTTCGAAGGTGATTTCGGTACGCCATGCGATACAGAACTATCGAACAAAATCGTTACCTCTCGAGGTGAATACAAATGCCACATTTGCGCTGGCGTAATTTTAAAGGATGAAATTCACCGTAGTACGGCGTGGAAATTCGACGGCGAACTTATGTCCTATCGGTGCTGCAACGAATGCTGCGTGGCGATGGTGAAAAGCGTCAATGGTGAATACGAAGAAGAGGACCCGATAGAAGCGCGTCACGCACTGGGCCATCAACGTAGGGGGGCAGCATGACAACTAACAACCACCCGGCGAACGGTTCTGTATCACTCGATCGCCTACACCAGATACGTGAACACCTACTGCATGATACCCAGTACTCAAACGGCGGGAACAGAGCTTACATTCTCGCGGATATGTTGAAGGTAGTAGATGAGGTGTTGGCAGGTAGGAACGCCGAGCCAGTGGCAGATGTCGTTGCCTGGCACAAAAAAGGTGAAGAGAGAACCTGTAATATACGCTGGCGCCGTTTTGATGTCTCACCTGGGCCTCTCTATGCTGTTCCACCAAAGCTAACCAGCGATAATTTATAATGACGTATGCCGGGTGCAGCCGGGTTATTAAATGGAGAATAACGCATGATTCAGATGTTAACTCTTGAAGAATGGGCAACCGATAAATACAGAAGTAATCCACCTAGCGTCTCGACATTGCGCCGTTACGCTAAGCAAAATCTCTTTTCTCCACCAGCAATGAAGCAAGGTAGGCTCTGGAGAGTTAGGGAGGATGCGGAATTGGTTGGAGAACTTGCTGCGCCGGTTATCAAGAAATCTGATTCACCAAAATTGCAAAGGATCCTCAGCGATGGCTGCGAGACCACGTAAAAATAATGTATCAATACCTAACCTCTATCCACTATACAGTCGTAAGGTCAATAAAGTGTATTGGAGGTACAAGCATCCTGTAACGGGGAAATTTCACAGCCTAGGTACTGATGAAGTTGAGGCTAAAGCAATTGCTACTGAGGCAAACGCAAGACTTGCTGAGCAGCGTTCAAGACAGGTACTGGCTATAAGCGATCGAATTGCTACCGGCAAGGGTAAGTCAATTACCACTGTTACCTGGCTTGAGCGGTACTGGAAAATTCAGGAGGAAAGATTCGCTTCAGGTGATATCAAGGAGAATACGTATAAACAAAAAGCCAAGCCAGTTGCACTTCTTAAGGAACGTGCGGGAATGAAGCTCATATCTTCTGTTGATGTCAGGGATATTGCTCAAATTCTTGAAGAGTATCTATCTGCAGGTCAACCAAGAATGGCACAAGTTGTTCGTTCAGTACTGATCGATGTTTTCAAAGAGGCCCAACACTACGGTGAAGTGCCGCCTGGTCACAACCCTGCCCTTGCTACTAAACAGCCCAGGCGCAAGATTACCAGACAACGACTTAGTCTCGAAGAGTGGCTGAAGATTTTCGATATCGCAGATAAGAAACATCAATATATGGGAAATGCAATGCTGCTTGCCCTTGTGACTGGGCAACGTCTTGGTGACATATCCAAAATGAAATTTAGCGATATCTGGGATGATCATCTGCATATCGAACAGGAAAAAACCGGCAGCAAAATTGCTATACCTCTTTCTCTTCGCCTCAATGCGATTAACTGGAGTTTACGTGACGTCGTTGCGCGCTGTCGAGATTATGCAGTTAGCCCCTATCTGATTCACTTTTTCCGAGCTACATCACAGGCTAAACGAGGCGCACAAGTTAAATCGAACACATTAACGATGAATTTCAGTAAGGCGAGGGATAAGGCTTGTATTAAATGGGGAGATGGAACACCCGCTACATTCCATGAGCAAAGATCATTGTCTGAACGTCTTTACAAAGACCAGGGAATTGATACACAAAAATTGCTGGGTCATAAAACCCAGCATCAAACAGATAAATATCATGATGACAGAGGTAAAGAATGGCAAAAAATACCCTCTTAATCTACTATCAGTTTATTATTATAGGATGCATCATCAAATGTCTGTATTTTATCAATGATTTTTATAACGGAAAATTGTACAGTTTCTCTTTCCGTAATTATTGCATTCATGTAATATGAAATTCTCGTCCATGCTTTTAAATGCTGCTCTTCTAATGTAGCAACAACTGGAATAAAACTATTGAATAAATCAATATCACCTTTGCAATGAATACGAATTTCTCTTATTGCCTTTTCATCTAGCCCATGTTTTTCTATATGGGCTTTCATTAATGACATTTGACGCTTATTTTTATCATGCTCTCGCCCGTAAAAAGATCCGATCCTGCAATTTTCAGGAACGTGGTCATTCAGTTTATTAAAGAAAAAAATAAACATTTCACGCAAACGTTTTTCTGCTTTTATTTTATTATCACGCTCATTTTTCTTTTGAATATAATCAATAACATAAAGAATGATTACAAACTCAAGTATTACACCAGTAAATTCAGGCAGCAAATTCTCTGAAGCGTAATCAGTATACTTGATACCATCAATAAATAATGGAATACCTAAAAATACAAAAAATAAAATAACAAAAATCCATCTTGGTTTCTTTATCCTTATGCGTTTCACTTCAACCTCGTTTTGATAACTTATTTTGATAAAGTTTTGATAACCGTTAGCAGCCTAACAAAAAACAACGGGAGCGTTACGCCCCCGTTAATGATTTTAACAAATTCCTACATTACATGTTTTCGATGATCGCGTCACCAAATTCTGAACATTTCAGCAGTTTAGCGCCTTCCATCAGACGTTCGAAGTCATAGGTTACGGTCTTGGCATTGATTGCGCCTTCCATACCTTTAACAATCAGGTCAGCCGCTTCAGTCCAACCCATATGGCGTAACATCATCTCAGCGGAGAGAATAATAGAGCCTGGGTTTACTTTGTCCTGACCGGCATATTTCGGCGCAGTACCGTGGGTGGCTTCAAACAGGGCGCATTCGTCACCGATGTTTGCGCCTGGGGCGATACCGATACCGCCGACCTGTGCAGCCAGAGCGTCAGAAATGTAGTCACCGTTCAGGTTCATACAGGCGATAA